TCGGAAGATATACGGCGCAAAGAGCAGGAATCGGAATAAATGCAGGACGTATAAGAGGAGTAAACTCTAAAATTAGGGGTGGAGAAGTTGCACATACAGGAATCATTCCATTCCTAAAAAAGTTTGAAGCAACTGTTAGATGTTGTACGCAAAATGGAGTACGTGGCGGTAGTGCAACTACACACTTCCCGTTTTGGCATCAAGAGATTGAAGATATTCTTGTGCTTAAAAATAACAAAGGCACAGAGGACAACCGTGTACGTAAGTTAGATTATTCTATTCAACTTAACAAAACAATGTATGAAAGATTGTTAGCTGGCGGAGACATAACATTGTTTTCACCACAAGACGTTCCTGGACTTTATGAATCTTATTTTGATGATCCAAAAGTTTTCCAAGAGCTATACGAAAAATACGAACGTGCTACAAGTATCAAAAAGAAAAAAATTCCTGCAATGGAATTGTTTTCAGCTTTAATTAAAGAACGTGCTGAAACAGGACGTATTTACATAATGAATGTGGATCATTGTAACACACATAGTTCATTTAAAGATAAAGTATATATGAGTAATTTATGTCAGGAAATAACATTACCAACTAAACCATTAGAACATATAGACGATGAGAATGGGGAAATTGCTTTATGTATATTAAGTGCAATAAACGTAGGAACTTTAAAAACTTTAGATGATTTAGAAGAGTTATGTGAATTAGCTGTAAGAGCTTTGGAAGAAATAATTGATTATCAAAACTATCCTATTAGAGCCGCCGAAATTTCCACAAAAGCAAGAAGAAGTTTAGGTGTAGGATATATAGGATTAGCACATTATCTAGCTAGAAATCATGTAGGCTATGATGATGACAGAGCTTGGAAAATTGTACATGATTTATCTGAAGCATTCCAATATTATCTGTTAAAAGCTAGTAACAAATTAGCACAGGAAAGAGGTGCTTGTGAGTATTTTGATAAAACTAAATATAGTGATGGAGTATTGCCAATTGATACATATAAAAAGGACGTGGACACTATTGTTCCAAACGTATTAAACTATGATTGGGATGGTTTACGCAATGATATTAGACAACACGGTTTACGGCACTCAACATTGTCTGCACAAATGCCTTCAGAGAGCAGTTCCGTTGTGTCGAACGCTACCAATGGAATCGAGCCTCCTAGAGGATACTTGTCCGTTAAGAAAAGCAAAAAAGGGCCTCTTAAGCAGATTGTTCCGCAGTATCAAACTTTAAAAAATTATTATACACTTTTATGGGATATGCCTAGCAACGAAGGTTATATTAATATAGTTGCAGTGATGCAGAAGTTTTTTGATCAAGCCATAAGTGGTAATTGGTCCTACAATCCAACGCAATTTGAAAACAATGAAGTGCCTATGAGCAAAATGATTAACGATTTGTTAACAACTTATAAAATGGGATGGAAAACCTCTTATTATCAAAACACTTATGATTATAAAACTGATCCAAGTGAATTAGAAGACGAGGCAACACCTGTAGTAGAACTTTCTCCTTCTCCGGAAACAGAAGAAGAAGATTGCGAAGCCTGTACCATATAAAAAACTTGACACATAATGCTTTTTAAAGTATTATTGTTACATAAACTGAGGAAGAATAATGTCTAAGACTGTATTTAATAAAGAAAAAGTAGACTTCACCAAACAGCATATGTTCTTTGGAGAAGATCAAAACACACAAAGATATGATATATTTAAATTTCCTGTGTTTGATAAATTAAATCAAACAATGTTGGGATATTTTTGGCGACCTGAAGAAGTAAGTTTGCAAAAAGATAGAGCAGACTATGCAAGTTTTAGGCCAGAACAAAAACATATATTTACTGCTAATTTAAAATATCAAACATTATTAGATAGTGTGCAAGGACGTGGCCCGTGTTTAGCATTTCTTCCTCATGCAAGTATTCCAGAACTAGAAGGATGTATTATTACTTGGGACTTTTTTGAAACTATTCATAGTAGATCTTATACCCATATAATGAAAAATGTATATCCTGATCCTAGTATAGTTTTTGATACAATTTTAGATGATGAAAAAATTATTGAACGAGCTGTTAGTGTAACAAAACATTATGATGCTTTTAATGAAGCATCAGATAATTATTTCCACAAAGGAAAAGGTTCATTATATGAAGTAAAAAAGAAAATGTACCTTGCAATGCATACTGTAAATATTTTAGAAGGCTTGCGTTTTTATGTATCCTTTGCTTGTACTTTTGGTTTTGGTGAACTAAAACTTATGGAAGGTAGTGCAAAGATTATTAGTCTTATTGCACGTGACGAAGCACAACATCTAGCATTAAGCACACATATTTTAAAATTATGGGCTCAAGGAAAAGACGATCCTGACATGGCTAAGATTGCAAAAGAATCTACTGAAGAAGTTTATGCTCTTTGGAGAGAGTGCGTTAATGAAGAAAAAGATTGGGCAGAATATCTTTTCAAAGATGGCTCAATGATTGGTTTAAATGCAACATTACTTAATCAATATGTAGAATATATTGCTAACAGAAGATTAAAAGCACTTGGATTTGATGCAATCTTTGATGCACCAGTAAACACTAATCCTTTACCATGGACACAACATTGGCTCAGTAGTTCAGGATTGCAAGTTGCTCCACAAGAAACAGAAGTAGAGTCTTATGTAATTGGAGGAATCAAACAAGATGTAGATAAAGACTCATTAAAAGGGTTTAGTTTATGATTACAATATATGGTAAACCTGCGTGTGCAAGTTGTACAAAAGCAAAAGCATGGTGCGAAACACATGGTCTAGAATTTGAATACAAACAACTCGATGTAGACTTTACCACAGAAGAATTATTTGAAACTTTTCCTAACGCAAGAACATTTCCACAAATTATAGTAGGAAGTAACAAAGTAGGCGGGTATGAACAAATGATTACATATGTTGAAAGTACAAATTACAACGGAACAGGATTTACATTATGATGATTGAAACACCTTTTAAACTTAATGATACTATCACTATAAGGACTACTGCTGGAGAAGAAATAGTTGCACGATTCCAAGCTGACACAACAGGCGGCATAACTATTACTAAACCATTAGCTCTTGTAGCATCTAAAGATGGAATAGGACTTGGTCCTTGGGTATATACTGTAGATCCAGCTTCAAATATAAAAATAAATAAAGATAATATAGTATTCGTATGTAAAACAGAACCTGGTATGGCATCACAATATATGACAGCAACCACTGGTTTAACAATGAACTAGGAAATTTTATGCCACTTGTAGCAAGAAAAGATGGAGCAGAAGTAGTCAACACAGTTCATGTTAGTGTTGGCGATGCAAATCCACTTGATGGTATCGCTTGTGATGCCGCACCACAAAATATTGCTACAGAACAAGGTAGTGATGATGTATTTGTTGAAGGCATAGGAGTTGTTCGAAAAGGCGATAACGAACAAGCTCACACAATCCCAGGATGTTCTACACATCAAACAGGATTAGCAACACATAGTAATAATGTGTTTGCAAATGATAAAGAAATTGGAAGAAAAGACGATACATATGGCTGTGGAGCACAAATTACTAGTGTGACACAATCTACTGTATTTGCAAATGGCCAGTAGAAAGGCACTTATGAAAATACTTACAGATGTAGACGGAGTTCTACTTAATTGGAATAAACAATTTGAAACATGGATGGAGCAAGAAGATTATCTTTTAGATAATCCTGAAGGATATGCAATCCATAGGCGTTTTGGAATATCAAGAGATATAGCAACAAAAATGGTTAAAGACTTTAATGAAGGTCCTTGGTTATCACATTTGGAAACACTAGAAGGTGCAAAAGAAGGCGTTGCTGAATTAGTTGAAAACGGTTATAAATTTGATATATGTACAGCAATTGGCACAAATCAATTTTCTAATGAAGCAAGGACTCGACATTTAAAATATACTTTTGGTAAAAATACTTTTGACAAGTTTGACTATGTAGATATGTTTGGCGATAAAGATGCTTTCTTAGAACAATATTTAGATACAGGATTTTATTGGTTAGAAGACAAGCCTGAAAATGCAGTAGCTGGATTAAAATTTGGATTAAAATGCATTCTTATAGATCATCCATATAATAAATGGTTTGACCATCCAGAAGTTAGAAGAGCATATAGTTGGGATCAGGTTACTGAGATTATTCTAAATGAATGATAAGCATGAGCAAATTTCTCTTGCATTTGCAACATACATTAAAGAAATAGAAAACTTTGATAAGAATGGTGTAAAAGTAAGTGCCGCTAGAGCTAGACAAGCATTAAGTGAAATAAAAAAACTTATACCAGACTTAAGATCAGAAATTCAAAAAAGAAAGGACGAAATGTAATGGTTGTAGGATATATTCTAGTTGCCGTATCTATACTGGCAAATGGTGTAGTCGAAGGAAAAGCTCTTGATTACTATACAAGTAATATGGATTGTTATTCAGTTGCGTTAAAACATGAAAGTCTTGCAGACCCTGGAGTTGGATTTGTTTGCTTAGAGGATTACGTAGAAACAAATGATTGAAAAAGAATTTGATACACCATACAGCATGGTACCAACTGTAATATCTATATGTGAGGATACTGCAAATTGTACTATAGAATGGCCAACATCTCATATTAAAGATAAAATAATAGAATTTATTGATAAAAGCAATTATGTGTGTAAGGCAATTTATTCAAATGATGAAATTTTAGCTAATGAAATCAAATATTATCTAGGCGGATTGGTAACCGCAGATCAAAACGAATTAAAAAAAGTCAAAGATAAATTTATTTAATAAATATTCAAAAGTATTAGGAGGGTATAATGCTACACAGGTTACAAGACTTAGATGATAGCGATTATAGGTTAATAGAATCAATATTGCTTACAGAATTTCAAAAACAAAGTGAACAAGATAAAAATAGAAGATCATTTGGTTATGAAAGGCCCTTTGAAAGATCAAACAAAATACTTAATTGTATGAGAGCTGTCCGTTCACAAAGGCAATTTAAAGAAAAACTTGCAGAAAAGTGGTAATACTTTTTATAATTGCTATTTTTATTTCATTAGTATTCCTACTGACCTGTCTTGTATATCTTTTCATGAATGAATAACATTACCAAATACTAAGATAAATTATAATATGCAATTTGAATATATTAATAATGGTGTAGCTGTAAAAGTTAATGATGTTGATATTGCAAATATTAGTGGTGATGATGTTCTTGGCATTAAAGAATTACTACACAATAATTTAATAGTGGTACTAAAAAAACAAAATCGTCTTCCGTATCACTTTGTAAATTTTATTGAACGTATAGGCACTGTTGCTAATTATAGACAATTTATATATACAAAAGAAGGAGAATTTTATCTTGGAAGAACGCCTCCTTCTACCTCTGAATGGAATAAAGACAAAGAATTATATCCTATACAAAGAACAACTGCAAAAAAGAATAAAAAAGGTATATCAA